ACGAGCGACGAAGGCGACGACCCGTTCTCGCCGGCGAGCTGGGCGAAGGCGAATCCGAACTGGGGCGTGTCTGTGATGCCCGACGAGATGGCGGCGCAGGCCCGCAAGGCCGAAGCGATGCCGTCGGCCATGAGCAACTTCCTGACAAAGCGGCTCAACGTGTGGGTGTCGGGCGAGTCGCCCTGGATGGACATGCGGGCCTGGGACCGCTGCGCGAACCCCGCGCTGCGCGACCTGTCGCCGTACCACGGCGCCAAGGCCTGGATCGGGCTGGACCTGGCGCAGAAGAAGGACTTCGCGGCTGTGTGCCTGGTGTTCCGGGTCGACGGCGTATGGCATGTGTGCACACGTCTGTATCTGAACGAGCTGGCGATACAGGAAAGCGGCAACGCGCACTTGAGCGGGTGGGCGCGGCAGGGGTATGTGCAGGTCACCGACGGTGATCTGACCGACTTCGACGTGGTGGCCGATGACCTGCGAGACCTCTGCCGGGATTTCGACGTGCAGGAGATCGCCTTCGACCCAGCGCTGTCGATGTACTTCGCCGGCAAGCTGATCGAGGACGGCCTGCCGCTGGTGGAGATCGCGCAGCGTGCGCTGTTCTTCACGCCGCCGTTGATCCAGGTCGAGAACCTGGTGCTCGAGCAGCAGCTGGCGCACGACGGTAACCCGGTGATGACCTGGATGGTCAGCAACCTGGTGGTCAAGGTGAGCAAGTTCAACGAACTACGGCAGCCGACGAAGGAGCGGCCGGAGAACAAGATCGACGGCCCGATTGCCATGTTGATGGCGCTGGGCCGGGCACTGCAAACGGATGGTGATGGCGATATGAACGGGTTTTTCTCCGCGCCAGCCATCATGAACTCATAACTGGACGAACCGATGGCACAAACACTTCGCCAGCCTGGCCGGCTGCGGGCGGCATGGGGCGCGCTGCGCGCCGTGCCCTCAGCCGTCAAGGCCATGGCGACGAAGTCGGCCAGCATCAGCGATGCCACCGGCAGCGCCGACGTGTTCGGCGTCGATCTGGACGGCGTGAGCGTGACGCCGCGCACAGCCATGCAGCTCTCGGCGGTGTGGGCCTGCGTGAGGCTGATCAGCGAGACCATCGCCACGCTGCCCATCGGCATGCATGAGCGCGTGGGCGCCGGACGGCGTTACGCGCCGCAGCATCCGCTGCACGGTGTGCTGCACGACATCCCGAACCCCGACGCGACAGCGGCGGTGTTCTGGGAGAGCATGGTGGCAGCGATGCTGCTGCGTGGCGCAGGCCGGGCCGAGAAGCTGCTGTACAACGGCCGTGTGGTGGGGCTGGAGTTCCTGGCGCCCGAGCGCCTGTGGCCGAACCGGCGCCAGGGTCAGCGGGTGCTGGACTGGCGCTACACCGAGGACACGGGCCTGCAGCGCGTCATCCCGGCCGAGCGGGTCTGGACGGTGCCAGGCTTCAGCCTGGACGGCAAGAGCGGCGTGAGCGCGATCCGGTACGGATCTGTGGTGTTCGGGAATGCGATGTCGGCGGAGAAGTTCGCCACACGCACGTTCACCGGTGGGCGACTGCAGAGCTTGTTCTACACCATCAAGGAGTGGCTGAAGCAACCACAGCGCGACGAGTTCCACAAGAACATCGGCGAGCGCATTCGCATGGGCCAGGCGCCTTTGCTGGAGGGCGGCATCGAGGCCAAGAGCCTGGGCATCAACCCTGACGACGCGCAACTGCTGGAGAGCCGGGGCTTCAGCGTGGAAGAGATCTGCCGCTGGTTCCGTGTGCCGCCGTTCATGGTGGGCCACAGCGAGAAGTCGACCAGCTGGGGTACAGGCATCGAGCAGCAGACGATCGGCTTCCTGACCTACACGCTGCGGCCCTGGCTCACGCGCATCGAGCAGTCGGTGGCCAAGGACCTGCTCACGCCGGCCGAGCGGTTGCGCTTCTACCCGAAATTCAGCGTCGAGGGCCTGCTGCGCGGCGACAGCGCCGGCCGCGCTGCGTTCTACACCGCGATGGTCAACAACGGCGTGCTGACCCGCGACGAGGTGCGCGAGCTCGAGGACCGGGAGCCCATGGGCGGCAATGCCGCGGTGCTGACGGTGCAGAGCGCCATGACGACGCTGGATGGCCTGGGCCAGCAGAGCGATGCCAACGCCGCGCGCGCCGCGCTGCGCGGCTTTCTCGGGGTGAACGACCCCGAACCTACGAAGGACTGACATGAGCCTGAAAACTCTTCCGGCCGCCCCGACGGGCAGGCCGAGCGCCAGCGTGCGCAGCGAGATCCTGCCGGCGGCCTTCGACCGCTGGCAGCCGGGCGTCCAAGCGGCGGCCGAGGGCGAACAGGAGCGGACCATCAGCGTGATGGACGTCATCGGCTACGACTGGTGGACGGGCGACGGCGTGACGGCGCGGCGCGTGGCCGCCGCGCTGCGCGCGCTGGGCCCGGGCCCGGTCACCGTGAACATCAACAGCCCGGGCGGCGACATGTTCGAGGGCCTGGCGATCTATAGCCTGCTGCGCGAGCACGAGGGCCATGTAACCGTGAAAGTGCTGAGCCTGGCCGCCTCGGCGGCGTCGGTCGTGGCCATGGCCGGCGACACGGTGCAGATCGCGCGCGCCGGCTTCCTGATGATCCACAACGCCTGGGTCATCGCGGCCGGCAACCGCAACGATTATCGCGAGCTGGCCGACTGGCTGGAGCCGTTCGACGCGGCGATGGCCGACATCTACGCGGCCCGTACCGGCGCCGAGAACAAGGCCATGGCCAAGCTGATGGACGCCGAGAGCTGGATCGGCGGCAGCTCGGCCATCGAGCAGGGCTTCGCGGACGAGCTGCTGCCCTCCGACCAGGTGAAACAGGGCGAGGCCAAGGCGCAGGCCCACGCGGCACGACGCCTGGAGGCGGCGCTGCGCGCCAGCGGCATGCCCAAGAGCGAGGCCATGCGCCTCATCAGCGAATTCAAAGCCGGCGCGGGAGATCCCGCCGGCGGCGGTGAGGGCGATCCCACCGGGCGCGGCCGTCAGGCCGACTTTGCAGCAACCGGCCAGGCACGCGCCCTCTCGGCGTCGCTGGCATCCATCCTCCCAACCCGTTGAAAGGAATTCGATCATGAAGAAAACCCAATCCATTCTGCGCGTGGCCGCCCTGGCCCTGGCAGCCGTTTCGCTCGGTGCGCAGGCCGCAGGCCTGGACGTCGCCGGCTTCTTCGCCGCCCATACCGATGTGCTGGCGGGCCTGTCCATGCTGGGCATGGCCGGCACCACCGTGGAGGCCGAGTACAAGCAGGTGCAGGCCGACCTGAAAAAGGTGGGCGACGACCTCAAGGCCTACGCCGAGAAAGCGGAGAAGGAGCTGAAGGCCCACTCGCAGCTCTCGGCCGAGACGAAGGCCGAGGTCGACAAGCTGCTGACCGCGCAGAGCGAGCTGCAGGCCGCGCACAAGGCCATGGAGCAGGTCATCGCCAAGATGCAAAACGGCGGCGGCATGCCCGGCTCGGCCAAGTCGCTGGGCCAAATGGTGGTGGAGAACGAGGCCATTACCGGCTTCAACGCCAGCATGCGCGGCGCGGTGGCCGTGAAAGTTGGCAGCATCCATGCCGCCGTCACCAGCGGCGCGGGCTCGGCGGGCGATCTGATCCAGCCGCACCGCGTGCCCGGCATCATCGTGCCGCCGAACCAGCGGCTGTTCCTGCGCGACCTGCTCAACTGGGGTACCACCAGCAGCAACAGCATCGAGTACGTGCGCGAGGCCGGCTTCACGAACAACGCCGCGCCGGTGGCCGAGAACCCGAGCAATCCGAAGCCGGAGTCGGATCTGACGTTCGACCTGGACACCGCGCCGGTGATCACCATCGCGCATTACATCCGTGCGTCCAAGCAGGTGCTGGCCGATGTGGCGATGCTGCAGAGCTACATCGACGGCCGGCTGCTGTACGGCCTGAAGGTCAAGGAAGAGGCGCAGCTGCTCAAGGGCAGCGGCCTGGGCCTGAACCTCAACGGCATCCTGACGCAGGCCACCGCCTACGTGAACCCGGGCGTGGCCGTGCAGGCCGAGACCATGATCGACCGCCTGCGCATTGCGCTGCTGCAGGTCGAGCTGGCCGAGTACAGCTCCGACGGCATCGTGCTCAACCCGATCGACTGGACGCAGATCGAGCTGACGAAGACCGAGGACAACGCCTACCTGTTCGCCACGCCCCGCGGCCTGGCGGCGCCGGGCCTGTGGGGCCGGCCGGTGGTCAGCACCCAGGCCATGGACGCGGGCGAGTTCCTGACCGGCGCGTTCTCGCTGGGCGCGCAGGGCTGGGACCGCGAGGACGCGAACATCACGGTCAGCAACCAGGACCGCGACAACTTCGTGAAGAACATGGTCACCATCCTGTGCGAAGAGCGCGTGGGTTTGACCGTGTACCGGCCCGAGGCCTTCGTGGCGGGCGACTTCAGCGGCGTGCACCCGGCGCCGCCGTCCAGCACCCCGGCGTCGAGCACGCCGCCGGCCAGCTCCTGATCGGGCAGGGCGGGGCGCCTTCGGGCGCCTCGCCCATGAAGGACACGACACCATGTCACTGATCAACGTGGAGGCCCTGCGGGGCTTCGATCACGACGGCGCGCGCCGGCGCGGCCAACGCTTCGCCGTCAGCGCGCGCACCGCTGAACAACTCAAGGCGCGCGGCCTCGCGCGCATTCTGGACAAGGCCATGCCCGGCAACCCTTCTACGGCCGCTGGCGGGAAGCCGTCTGCATTGCCAGCGGCCCCAGCCTCACAGCCGACGACTGCGAAGCGGTCAGGGCGTGGCGCGAAAAAGCAGACGCCTGCACCGCCGACGGCACCGGCACCCGTGGCGTCTTCGTCACCAACACCACATTCCGCGCCTGCCCCTGGGCCGATGTCCTCTACGCCCTCGACCGGGCCTGGTGGGACACTCATCTGAGCGAGGTGCGCAACGTGTTCAAGGGCCTGCTGGTGACGCCGCAGATCATCCCCGGCATCCGCCGCGAGATGGCGTGGCTGGACGGCTCGCGCACCAACAGCGGCGCGGCATTGATCGCCCAGGCCGCCTGGTGGGGCGTGCGCCGCATCGTGCTGCTGGGCTTCGACTGCCAGCACGCCGCAGGGCGCACGCACTGGCACGGCAGCCACCCGGCGCACCTGGGTGACGCCGCCGGCGTGGCCGAGTGGCCGGCGCAGTTCCGCGCCATCCTGCCGCGCCTGGCGGACGTGGAGGTGGTCAATGCCAGCCGCGCCAGCGCGCTGGATCTGTTCCCCCGGCAACCTCTGGAGCTCGCACTGGCATGAGCATCATCAGCATGGCCGATGCGCTGTCACATCTGCGCCTGGCGGCCGGGTATCCCGCCACGCAGGTGCAGCCCTATCTCGATGGGGCCGAGGCGGCGGCGCAGGCATTCCTGAATCGGCGCGTGTTCGCCACCAGCGATGCGCTGGAGACGGCGCGGGCCGGATTGCCCGCTGCCCTCGCTGCCGCCGCATCAGCACGCGATGCGGATCTGGCCGCCGCCGCAGCGATGACCGATTGCCAGGCGAGCCAGATGCTGCGCCTGGGGGCGCTGGGTCGCTGGGCCGGCGCCCTGCAGGGCGCCGAGGAAGTGGCGCGCGGCATCGTAATCAATGATGGGATCAAGGTGGGCATCCTGCTGCTGCTGGGTCATCTGTTCGAGAACCGCGCCACCGTGGTGGCGGGTTCCACCGTGACCGAGATCCCGGTGGGCGCGCAGCACTTTCTGCTGCCGCACCGCGTGGGCTGGGGCGGCTGACATGCAGGCAGGCAAGCTGGACCAGTGGGTGGCGGTGGAGCGCCAGGGCGCCCCGGCCGACTCGTTCACGAAGCGCGCGTGGGTCACCGTGGAGGAGGCCTGGGCGAGTGTGCAGCCGGTGCGCAGCAGCGAGCCGCGCCTGGCCGATGCGCAGCAGGCGGTGCTCACGCACACGGTGCTGGTGCGCTGGAGCGCGGCACTGGCGGCGCCGCTGGTCTCGGGCGCCTGGCGCATCCGCTTCACCGACCTGCGCTCGGGCGCTGCCCGGGTGCTGGGTGTGCAGGGGCCGGCCCGCGATCTGCGGCATGCCGGGCATTGGCTGATTTTCGACTGCGTGGAGGGCTTGGCAGATGGCCACTGAATCGACACCGCGCCGGCGCGGCCGCGTCGGACTGAAGACCGCCGTGCCGGCCGTGGCCGGTCAGGTTCCGGCCAACCGGCGCTATGTGTTCGCGAAGAACTGCGTGAACGACTTCGGCTCGTTCGTGATCGGCGACGCGGCGCGCGGCGCGTTCCCGGCCGACCTGGTGGCGGCGTACTTGGTCGCCGGCGTCCTGGTGGAGCGCCCCCATGGCTGAGGCCAGCACCACGGCCGTCAAGGGCCTGGCCGAGCTGGATCGGCTGCTCAAGCAACTGCCGGTCAACATCGAGGTCAACGTGCTGCGCGGCGCGATGCGCGCCGGGCAGAAGGTGGTGCAGGCCGAGGCGCAGGCCAAGGCGCCCGTGAAGTCGGGTGATTTGCGGCGCAGCATCAAGATCAGGGCCAACGCCGGCGCCAAGCGCCGCGGCTATGCTCGCGTGGACGTAGAGGCGGGCGGCAAGATGGCGTGGTATGCCCGGCTGCTGCACACCGGCACCGGCGCGCACTATCGAGGCACGGGCACGCGCAGCGTGCGCAAGGCCTACGTCATCAAGGCCAAGGGCGTGCTGGGCACCAGCGTGGACACGAAGACCAAGCGGCGGCTGAGCCGCCGGCACGGTGATGCCCTGGGCCTGCTGCTGGCCAACGGGCAGGTGCGCTCGATGGTGACCCACCCGGGCATCCGACCGAACGACTACATGCGCGACGCCGCGCTCAAGCTGGATGGCCCGGCGCTGGATGCCTTCGTGGCCTACCTGCAGCGCCGCATCCCGGCTGAAGTGCGCAAGCTCAACCCTCAGGCATCTTGATCATGATCGAAACCGTCATCCGCGACATCCTGCGTGCCCACGCGCCGCTGCTGGCCCTGGTGGGCGGCGTGCCGGGCCGCATCGACCTGGTGGACGTCGCCGAAGAACTGGCCCGCCCGCCGTACCTCACCTTCAACCTGACCAGCGGCCAGCAGGCCGGGCGCGGCAACCTGTGCAGTCCGGCCAGCCTGGGCCTGCTCAATTCCGAACTGCTCGTCACGCCCTGGGCCAGCGAGGCGCCCGACGTGGTGGCCGTCAACGCAGCCGCGCGCGCCGCGCTGCTGGCCGCGCAGCGCCACCAGGTGGGTGGCGCGGTGGTGGTCCAGTCCGTCACGTTTGCGCGCTTCGGCGCCTGGGCCCGCGAGCCCGAAACCAACCTGCTGACCCGAGGCCAGATCTTCGTGGTCAGCCACACCGAGTAAGCCCGCAAGGCTTCATCCGCCGCCGCCTTCGGGCGGCGCTTTTGTTTGGCCCGCACTCCGCGGGCTTTTTCACTTCTGAAAGGCCCCTGCCATGAGTCAGTACACCGGCACCGGGACGTGCGTGTCCGTTTCGGCATCCACGCCCGCCACCCACGACGCCAACGGCTTTGCCGCCCTGGCGTACACCCAGCTCGGCGAGCTGGAATCTGTCGGCGAAATCAATATTCGCCACGAGTCCATTAACTTCGTCAACCTGTGCTCTGGCAAGACCAGCCTGTCCAAGGGCGCCGAGCAGGGGGTGGAGTTCGACATCGGCGTCGCCATGGACCGCGTTGACGCCGGTCAGGCGATCATGACCAGCGCCCGCAAGAGCCTGACGCAGAAGGTGTCGCTCAAGATCACCGACAGCGCGGGTGACACGGTGTACCTGCTGGCTTACGTGATGGGCGAGCGCATCGCCGGCGGCGCCGGTTCGAACGACGTGCGCATGAATGTCTACAGCATCGGCGTCATCGCCCCCGCCTCGGGCGACACCGCCGTGGTGGTGCTGTATTCGCCGCCGCCGCCGCCTTCGTCCTGATTCACCCCCCCGAGCACCTGCCCGGTGCCGTTCGTTGCCTTCGCGGGTGACGGCGGCACTGGGTAAGGGCATTGCTTGCACTCACCCGCGAAAGACATCTCATGAACACCATCACCTTCCAGTTCTCGCTCGATCAGCGAGTGCGCACCCCCTTCAACAGCATCGGCATTGTCTCCATGCAGGCCCATGACGACGGTGGCGTTTGCTACTTCGTGAAGACCGAGCACGGCGGCGCCTGGTTCAAGGAAGGCCAGCTCTCGCACTTCGATGCCGCAACCACTTCTGCCGCCTGAGGAGGCCCCAGCATGTACGACCTGAGATCCATCAAGACTTTTCAGTCCATCGAGCACCCCATCAAGGACGCCGACGGCAACCCCACCGGCGTGGTGTTCACGTTGGCCGGCCCAACCCACCCCCAGCGCAAGGCGGCCGAACACGCCCGCCAGCGCAAGCTGATCCGCGAGGCGGGAAAAACGGGGCGGCTGGCGCAACCCGACCCGGCCGAGACCGAGGCCGAGCGCCCGAAGCTGCTGGCCGCCATGACGCTGGGCTGGTCTGGTTACGGCGTGAACGGGCAGCCGGTGCCCTTCAGCGTCGAGGCAGCCGAGGCGCTGTACGCCGACCCGGATCTGGCGTGGCTGACCGAACAGGTGGATGCCGCGCTGGCTGACCGCCAGCTTTTCACGAAGCCCGCCAGCGCGAGCTGAGCGGGCAGCTCGAACTGTATGCGCGCCAGCTCGCCTGGCTGCAGCAGCCCATCGACCCCAAGAACGCCAGCGGCAGCACCCGAGCCGATCTGCGCCGCCGCCACGACAAGCCCCTGGGCTTGCCCGAGGTGGAGGCGCAGCACCTGCTGCGGATGCTGGAGCAAATGGGCTGGTCGGAGCCGGGCGGCTTTGGCCCCGTGCCGCTGAGCAGCCGCGAGATCCTGGCCTGGTGCCAGGGGATGGCGGTGTGCCTGGAGCCCTGGGAGTTCGAGCTGATCCGCAACGCCTCGCGGGCGTACTGCCGCGAGGCCTCGGCGAAAGACCCGAGAGAACCCGTGTTCGATGCCGACGCGCCGGGGCACAAGCCCACCGGCCTGGCGGCATCGCTGGCCGCCACCCTCAACCGCAAGCCTGACCCGAAGAAGCCGTCATGAAAGTCTCATCGCTGACCATCGAGATGGCCGCGAATGTCGCGCGCCTGCAGAAGGACATGGACGACGCGCGCCGCGTCGTCGAGGGCACCATGGGGCGCATCAGCGACTCGGTCAGCTCCGCCACCAAGGTGCTGGGCTTCCTGGGCGTCGGTGCCGGCGTCTCGGGCCTGCTCAACATGGCGCGAGACGTGAGCTACACCGCGCAGGAGTTCGAGCGGCTGTCTCAGTTGGCCAACACCACGGCCGAAACGATGCAGGGCTGGTCGTATGGCGCGAGGACGGTGGGTGTGCAGCAGGAGAAGCTGTCGGACATCCTCAAGGACGTGAACGACAAGGTGGGCGAGTTCCTGCAGACGGGCAGCGGCCCGATGAAGGATTTCTTCGAGAACATCGCGCCCAAGGTGGGCGTGACGGCCGAGCAGTTCGCCCGCCTGGGCGGCCCCGAGGCGTTGCAGCTCTACACCACCTCGTTGCAGAAGGCCGGCGTCGGGCAGAAGGAAGCCACCTTCTACATGGAGGCCCTGGCCAGCGACGCGACAGCCCTGCTGCCGCTGTTGAAGGACAACGGCAAGGCCATGAACAACCTGGCATCCGAGGCCCAGGACATGGGGCTCGTGATGAGTGACCAGGCGGTGGCGCAGGCTGTGGAGCTGGCGCGGCAATCCCAGGTGCTTGATGCTCAGTTGACCGGCGTAAAAAACACCATCGCCACGGCCGTCATGCCGACGATGGTGGAGATGGCCAGGCAGATGGCATCTCTGTACGGCCAGTCCCAGAGCTTTGCGGGCGTGCTTGGCGGCGAGCTACAGGATGCGCTCCGAGGGGTCTACAGCACGACGGTCGGTGTCGTCACTGTGTTTCAGACAGCTGGGCAGGTCATCGGTGGCGTGATTGCCTACATGACCACGAGCGTCTCAGCACTGGTGGACGTCGCGGGAAAAATCATTGATGGAGATCTGAAGGGCGCGTGGAATGCGGCCAATCGCGGAGCCGCTGCTGCTGGGGAGGTCATGAGCGCTGTTGCTCAGGACGTGTCTACGTCATGGGCCACCGCCGGCGGCATGATCAATGACATCTGGCGGGACACCAACACATCGGCGAGTGCGGCTGCCAAGGCTTGGGGGACGGCAGGCGGGAAGGTACGCCAAGATGCCGCAGCGAGCAAGGAAGCCGCCCGCGCTGCGGCTGCCGAGGCCAAAGCCCAGCAAGCCCTCTACGCCAGCCTGATGGGCGTCAGCGCCGACTACGTGGAGCAGCTCGGCCGCATCCAGGCCATGCGCCTGTCGGGCATGGTCACCGACGAGCAGTCCATCGAGCTGGCCACGCGCCTGATCGAGCAGCAGAAGGTGGCCGGCGGGATCATGGAGGCCAATGCGAAGTGGGCCTCCAGCTCGGCCAAGGCCAACGCCGACGCCTACGACAGCCAGCTCGGCCGCGTGCACGGCCTGCAGGACGAGCTGGATGCGCAGCTGAAGGCCAATGAGGCCATCGGCCTTTCTGGCGTGGCCCTGGCCGAGCTGGAGGCCGCGCGCCAGCGTGATGCCGCGGCCGAGCTGGAGCGCCGCTCTGTCGTCTTCGACACCGCGGGCAACGGGGCCATGGCGCAGCTCTACCGCGACCAGGCCAAAGCCATGCGCGAGCTGGCCGACGCCCGCGTGGCCGGTGCCACGAAGCAGGTGGCCGTCGAGGCCGCGAAGAAGGCCGAGGAAGCCTGGAAGACCACCACCGACCAGATCAGCCAGGGACTGACCGATGCGCTGATGCGCGGTTTTGAGGATGGCAAGAGCTTCGGGCAGAACTTCGTGGACAGCCTCGAGAACATGTTCAAGACGCAGCTGGCCAAGGCCTTGCAGCAGTCGATCGCGCAGGGCTTGTCCAGCCTGTTCGGTGGGCAGGGTTTCGGATCCGGTGGCGGCGGTGGCATGCTCGATCTGGTCAGCAAGGCCTGGGGATTCTTTGGCGGTGGATCGTCCGCGGGCGCTGGCGTCATTTCCAACGGGATGTCCCAGGCCGCCATGCTGGCGGCGCAGGAAGCCGGCATGACGGCCGGGGCGACGGCTGGTGCCTCAGCCGGCACGGCCGCGTCTGCGGTGCCTGTGGTGGGCTGGATCGCCTCGGCCGTGATGGTGGCCGATAGCCTCTACAAAAGGGGTTACACCCGCGCCACGTTGACGGGCGCCGGCCAGGCCAGCTCGGCAGATCGGTACGCCAGCATCGGCAACTCCATGCGCCCCAACGAGTCGCTGGTGTACAAGACCTCGCTGGAAGGCCTGAACTACAAAATCATGGAGGCCACTGGCGTGAGCGGCAAGTGGACCGAGATCTTCACGGGCAGCGTGCGCATGGCGCATCTCTTCGGGCAGCGCCTGAAGGAGTATGGCTACCAGGTGCAAATCGCCTCAGGAGAGGTCCAGGACGCCACGGAATACGCCTTCTACAAGGGCGGGCTGTTCCGCGGCAACAAGACGCGCACGCAGGCATCTGACAGCCCCGGCGCGAATGCATGGGAGACGGCCGTCAGGGACATGAAGTCGTCGTCGGCCACGCTGGCGGTGGCGCTGGGCGGCAGCCGGGAGGCGGTGGACAATTACACCGGCACGGTCAAGGTCAACCTTCGTGGTGTCACCAACGCCGCCGAGGAGCAGCAGCGCTACAGCGAGGCCCTACAGGATGCCCAGCGCCAGATGATCAACGCGGCGACGGGCGCCGACTATTCGGCGGAGCGGTTCGCGTCGATGATGGCCGACATCAATCAGTCGATGTCGGACGTGGGCATCAGTGCCCAAGGCATCAGCGACATCCTTGTCGACGGGATCATGGGCCGCATGAGCGAGGCTGATGTTGGCGCGGCTCTGTCGGACATGATCATCGGCGGGATCTACGAATCCATCGCGTCGAGCTACGCCGGGCAGATCGCCAGCGTGTTCACCGGGCAGATCCTGACACCGATGTTTGCCGCGATGGCCGCCGGCGTGCCCATCAGCCAGGCCATCAGCCAGCAGGCCATCGCCAACGTGGTTGCCACGGCGCAGAGCGCAGCCGCTGCCCTCAATGCCATCTTCAACGATGCCGGGTTCCGCCAGGCCATCGCTGGCATCGAGACAGCGATCAGCGGCGTGGCGGGCGCGGTGACGAGGGTCAAGGTGCCCAGCTTCGGCTCGACCCGCCTGTCAGCGACGAACGCCGCCGCCCAGAAGGCCAACGAGATCGCGCGCGAGCGCTTTGGCCTGGAGACCCAGTTGCTCAGCCTGCTGGGCAACACTGCCAAGCTGCGCGAGCGCGAACTCAATGCGCTGTCCGCCGGCAATCGCGCGTTGCAGCAGCACATCTGGGCGATCGAGGATGCGCGCGACGGCATGGATAGGACCATGGATGCACTGCGCCGTGCTGTGGAAGCTGAGCAGGACGCGCTGGACAAGCGCCTGAGCGCCGCACGCGACACCGAGAGCATGCTCAATGACGTGTTCGGCACGCTGCGCGATCACGTGCGTGAGCTGCGCGGCCAGGTGGCCGATGTGTCCACGATGCAGGCACGCCAGGCGCTGGACCTGGTGCGGCAGATGCGCGCCGGCACGGCAGACCTGGACGCCGACAAGCTGCGCGACGCCGTGAGCGTGATCCGCACCGACCTGGACGGCCAGGTCTATGCGTCGCGCGTGGACCGCGATCGCGCCTACCTGACCATGGCCAATGAGCTGGCGGCGCTGCAGTCGGTGGTGCAGCCCAAGCTCAGCGATGCGGAGCGCACGGTGCTGCTGCTGGAAGAGCAGATCGAGTACCTCAACACCCAGCTGCAGGTGGCCGAGGACCAGATGAACGCTCTGCTGGGCATCGACACCAGCGTCAAGAGCGTGGCGTCTGCGGTGCTTGACCTGAATGCCGCCATGGCCACCTACAGCGCGGCCATCGCGGCCGGCCAGGCGGTGACGGTGGCGTCATCGGCGCCGGCGGCGTCGACGGGCGGATCGGGCGGCTACAAGGCTCCCACCGTCTCAAGCGCCCAGTGGACCGCCTCCGGCTATCTGTCGAAAAACCCCGATCTGAAATCGTACTGGGCCGCCAACGGTGCCGATCTGGCGCGCGACCGCGGATGGACGATTGAGGACTACGCGCTGTGGCACTGGGAAGAATACGGCAAAGACGAGAAGCGCCGCTTCGCCACCGGCGGCGCGTTCGCCGGCGGTGTGGTGCGCCGCCCGACGTTTTTTGACATGGGTCAGATGGCCGAGCGCGGAACCGAGGCGATCATGCCGCTGGCCAACGTCGGCGGCTACCTGGGGGTGCGCGCCCACACGGGTGGCGACTCCGAGACCAGGGCCCTGCTGCAGGCGATCCTCAGGCGCCTGGACGAGGACCACGCCGTGCACGAGTCGGTGGCGGTCAACACCTCGAGGGCGGCCGCGATCTTGCGCAAGGTCTCGCGCCCTGGTGGCGCCATCGCGGTGCAGGCGCCGGCTGAGCAGCCGGTGCAGGTGCAGGTGGCCCCATGACCGAGTGCGTCACGCGGATCATCGATCCGGTCAAGTTCGTGCCGTCGATGCTGGTGAGTATCACGGCCACGAACGCACAGTCCGCCTGGGCTGCCGGCACGTACGCCAAGGGCGCCGAGGTGCTGCGCCAGGTGGTGGCCACCAGGGGGCACATGCGTGGCCTGCCGATGCTGCGGGTGTTCGAGAGCCTGGAGGATGGCAACACCGGCACGCCGGGCGTGGACAGTGACAAGTGGCTCGACGTGGGCCCGGCCAACACGGTGGCCATGTTCGACGACCGCATCAGCACCGAGACGCAGCAGGCCGGCAGCGATGACCTGGTGGTGCGCCTGGCGCCCGGCAAGACGGTGACCACAGTGGCCATGTTCGGCGTCAAAGCCAGCCGGGTGCGCGTGCAGGTGTTTGACGATGACGTGCAGACGTTTGACCAGACCCAGGAGCTGCTGCCCGACAACGTGGCCGATTGGTTCCAGTACTTCACCGCGCCGGTTGATCAGCTCGCGTCCAGGCTGCTGTTCTCTGGCCTGCCGTGCTACTTCTACAGCCAGATCCTGATCACCTTCGAGGGCACCGACATAGCTGTGGGCGCTGTGACGTTCGGCGAGTCCATCGAGTTGGGCACATCCCCCTTGCTTGGCGCCGAGATCGGCATGGATGACTACTCGGTGAAGGAAACCAACGAGTACGGCGAGACCCTGTTTGAAGAGCGTGACAGCGCTGACTACCAGAACCTGACGGTGCTGGTCGACAAGGTCAGGCTCAACGCCGTGAGCGTCCTGCTGCGGCGCCTGAAGTCCATGCCCACGGTCCTGATCGGATCGGATGACCCCGACTATGCCGAGTCGCTGATCAACCTGGGCTGGATCGGCTCGCACCGTCTGGTGCTTGCATACCCCAACCACGCACTGCTGGACATCGACTTCAAAGGACTGATCTGATGAGCGTCACCATTCCCCCCTTCCCGGACCCTCCACCAACGAGAGACGACCCGGAAAACTTCGCGCAACGGGCCGACGCGGTGATGCTCGCATTTCCGGCGATCGTCACAGCGATGAACGCTCAGAACGTCGAGAACAACGCGCTCAACACCAACGTCAACACCAAGCATGCAGAGGCGCTCGAGGCCGCTGGAGATGCATCGGACGCCGCGGGCGTTGCTACCACCCAGGCTGGCATTGCACTCGCTCAGGCGGGCATCGCTACGTCGGCCGCCGAGGATGCAGCGGACAGCGCTGCGGCTGCGGCAACATTCGTTCCGGCGAACTACGTGCCTCGCGCCGGTGGCATCACGATGACCGGGCACCTGTCCGTCCCGGCCGGCGCGGCCGGAAATGAAGTGCCCCGTGCGAACGAGGTTTTCGGCAAGGGGCAGTCGTGGCAGACCGTGACGCGCACCAGCGGCGTGACTTACACCAACTCCACCAGCAAGCCGATCATTGTGGTGGCATCTGCAACATCAAGCGCAGTTGAAAACGGGCTGAGTGGGCTCGTAGGAAGCGACATTGTTTCCTGGTCGTCGTGGCCGGAAACCAGCACCAACATAAACATCAACTTCATCGTGCCCCCTGGTAATACATACAAGATCGAGGTCTATAACGCGAGCGCCCTGGCCGTGAAGGAGTACCGTTGATGAAATACTTTTTGGTCAATGGCGCTGTCCACGCCTACGAATCGGACGGCTCGCAGGATGCGTGGATTCCCGAGGGCGCCGAGTCCATCACCGAGCAGCAGGCCATGGATGCGCTTCGGCCATCGCTGGAAAAGCGCCGGGCCAGCCGGTGGGATCAGGTCAAAGTAGAGCGATTCCGCCGCACATTTGGCGGGGCGTTTGTTGGCGGCCACTGGTTCCACAGCGACATCGACAGCCGCGTGCAGCACATGCAACTGTCACGAGACGCTGACGCCATCATCGCGGCAGGCGGCAGTCTGTCCGATCAGCTATCGGCCGGCGGCAACCCGGTGATGTGGAAGACGATGGCAAACACCTTCATTCCGATGACTGCCGGGCTTGCTCAGTCCGTTGTCGAGGCAATCAAGCTGCTGGACGCGCTGGCGTTTGCCCGAGCCGAGGCGCTGCGCGCGCAGATCGAGGCATCCGAGGATCCCGAGTCGATCGACATCACCACCGGATGGCCCAGCACCTACGCCGTGCGCAACATCAACACGGCGACGTACGACGAGCTGCTGGACATCCTGGGCATCGGCCCGGTCATCGCCCAGGCAATCGTGGACGGCCGCCCCTGGGCGTCGGTCGATGACCTGCTCACCATTCCAGCCGTCGATCAGTCGCTGCTCGATGTGCTGGGCCCGCAGCTGTCTGTGTGATGGGGCGAGATGATCATCCTGGCATACGTCGGAGATCACGCCCAGGACGGCCTGGCCGCGCGCATTGGCTGGGCCACCGTGCGCCTGGCGCAAGTCGGGGCTACGTGGCGCCGCGTCACGCACGTTGAGGCCGTGCTGGTGGGTCGTGGCCGGCACTGCACCATCGCCGGCGCATCGCTGCGAGACGACGGCGTACGCATCAAACCCGACGCCGACCTGACGCCCGCGCACTGGGTGGCCATCGACGTGCCCCACTGGTCGACCGAGGACGCGATCGACTGGTTCGAGCACTTCAAGGGCCAGCGCTATGACTGGCGCGGCGCCCTGGCCACCGTGCTGTGGTTCCTGCCGCACAGCATCACCCGGTGGTTCTGCAATGAGGCGCTGGGCGCGGCCGTGGGCGTGATTGATCCGCATCGCCTGACGCCGGCGGCATTCGTCGCCCTGGCCTTGAGCATGCCTGGCGCACGGGTGTGCACCGAAGAATTTTTCGCCGAATGAGAGGCCAGATGACCGACCGAAATTTCACCGATGACTCGAGTGGCGGCGTGGGCAAGCTGGTGCTGTTCCGACTGACGTCCATGGAGCAGGCCGTGCGCACGCTGACAGACCAGGTGGGCAAGCTGGTGCTCATCGAGGAGCGGCAGAGCCAGATGTTCGAGGCGCAGGAGCGAGCGTTCAGGGCCCTTTCTGAGCTGGAGCGGCGCGTGCGGACGCTGGAGCTGGTGGAGCCGATCACCCGGCGCACGAATGTGTGGGTGGAGCGCGCCGTGCTGGCGGCCATCGGTGCCGCTGCCGGCATGGCCGTCAAGGTTTTTCTGCATTGATGGAGGTTGACGTGGGCAGATTTCGCTACTGGTTCATGGGCTTTGGCGGCGCGGTGGTGCTTGGCGCACTGCTGCTGACCGACCCCGACAAGGATTTCATTTCCACCGGCATGCTGCTGCTTGGCCTGGTGACCCCGCTGCTGGCTGTGCTGTGCGCGCACCTGGCCCGCAGGGGCCTGTTTGACTACCTGGATCTCTCGGCGGCGGCCGACAAAGCGAAGGAGACGCCAACCGGTGCGGGGCTGGTTTTTTTGGGCGTTTGCATCGTGCTGGCCGCGCTGCTGGGCCTGTTCGGTCGCAGCGCCACGGCCGCCGAGCTGCCGCCGCGCGCGGCGCAGTACCTGCCCATCCTCTCGGCTGAAATCGACGAGCGCTGGCCCAACGTGCCGCAGCGCTCGTACCTGGCCGGCCTGGTGCACCACGAAAGCGGGTGCCCGGCGCTGCGCTCGAAGTGCTGGAACCCGGCGAGCCGCCTGAAGACCAGCCGGGAGGAGGGCGCCGGCCTGGGCCAGCTCACCCGGGCCTGGCGGCCGGACGGCTCGCTGCGCTTTGATGCCCTGGCCGAGATGCGCGAGCGCCACCCCGCGCTGCGCGAGCTGGACTGGGCCAACATCTACCAGCGCCCGGATCTGCAACTGCGCGCCGTGGTGCTCAAGGTGCGTCAGGACTTCGCCGCCCTGGCGCCCGTGCAGGACCGGGCCGAGCGCCTGCGCTTCGCCGATGCCGCCTACAACGGCGGGCTGGGCGGCGTGCAGAAAGAGCGGCGCGCGTGCGGCCTGCAGGCCGGGTGCGACCCGCAGCGCTGGCATGGCCACGTCGAGCGCGTCTGCCTCAAGAGCAGGGCGCCGCTGTATGGCAGCCGCAGTGCTTGTGACATCAACCGCGATCACGTGCGCATCGTTTTCCGCGACGCGCAGCTTTACGCCCACTCGATCTGAAGGACCCCACCCATGACCACACTCTCCACCATCCTGGCCCTAGGTACCAACGATGCCCCCTCGTCCGACATCACCGTCGAGGGCGGCAGCGTCGTGACACTCAGCCTCATCGGCTACGGCAAGCTGGTGCTGCAGACAAAGACCACCGCCGGCTACACGTCACAGGGCGAGATCAGCCAGTTCAAGCCCGGCTGTCAGCTTCTTGGCCCTGTGACGTTCCGCGTGGTGCGCCAGGCTGCCATCGCCGCATGCGGCTGCTCGATGGAGGCGGAATGATCGGCGTGCTGCATCCCGTGATGCGGCCACTGTCGGCGCCGCTCGGCCACGCTATGGCGGCGGCTGCGCGCAGGCACCCCGGCACGATCGGGACGCCTGGGAAGGTTGGCTTTGGCGTGGGCATAGCTCCAGGGCAGGCCCACGCCCTTGGCTACACGCCGTTGCCCGGATGCTATGACCGCTTCTCGCCGAACTACGGGAACTACGCCTACACCGACGGCAGCATCATGGTGTGGGTGCCGGCGTTCAGGATGCGCCTGGCCTCGCCGGATAGCCCGAGGTATGCGCTCTACGGGGCCAACTGCGTGGATGTGCTGCCGGTTACAGCGCACGCCAGCGAAGCTGCGGCCAACGCCGAGGGCTTTTACCTGCATCGAGCCTTCATCCATGCGGGCGTCGTGCAGCCGGGCTTTTTCTACGACAAGTACAAGTGCAGCAACAACGCTGGCGTTGCGTCCAGCCTGTTCATGGGCATCCCACTCGTGGCCTCCCCGCAGGCCGGCCAGGTTGGCTTCGCATCGCTCGACGGCGCCCCCGCCGCGAATCTTTCGGGCTCAATTGCCGCCGCCCGCACGCGCGGTCCGCAGTTCTTTCCGGCGACGGTGTTCATGCGCGATGCGCTGGCGGTACTGGCTATGGCCCACGCACAGGCCGCCACCAGCACCGACGCCTGCGCCTGGCACGACCCTGCTGGCGTGCGCAACTTCCCGCTGGGCTGCAACAGCAACGCATTGAGCGACATCAATGACACCAGCCTGACTTTCACATCGGCAGGGTCCAGCGCGCAGCCGAATATGCCGCTGACGGGCAGCGCCAGCGTGTTGGCAAAGACAACGCACAATGGTCAGGCATGCGGCATCGCTGATGTCAACGGCACCACCTGGGACGTCAACCCGGGCGTGACCACGATCGTCGCGACAAAAAACATCTCGGGCGCGACACGAACTAACCCCGTGACGCTAACCGTGGCCGCCCATGGGTTGACCACCGGTGCAATCGTGCAGGCTGTCAGCATGGCGAACGCGGGGATGACGCAACTGCAAGACAGGTTGTTCCAGATCACTGTCGTCGACGACGACACGATCAGCCTTGATGGCGTCAACGGCACCGCCTTCGGTGAGTACACGACTGGCGGCCAGATCCGCTGCAACGCACGCTTTTACGCGCTCAAGCCCAGCGTCGATATAACGACCGTCACGGCTGGCAACTCTGGCGCCACGGACTTGTGGGGAGCCAATGGCGTGGCTGCGCTGTACGACGAGATCACACCCACGCCTTGGCGCACCGACTACAGTAACAACGGGCCTGGACAGCGATACGGAAACGGTGCGGCCCAGGCATTCGGCTGGGATACGGCCGATGCCAGGCTGCTGACGATGTCCGGCTTTCCCTTGGCTGGTGCCATCAGCCCGGCGGGCGTAGCCCTGTTCGGACAGGACTACTTCTATCAATTCTTCGTCGACATGCTCTTCGTTCGCTCGGGCGGCCACTGGGGCAACGGCGCGAATGCCGGGGTTCGCGCCCGCAGTCTGGGCGGCACGCGCACGAACACGAGCAGCAACGTGGGGTTCGTCGCCGCCTCGTATCTAACTTGAGCCCTGAGCGACAGCGACAGGGCACCAGACCATGACAACATCGATGCACGCCGAAGCCAACATGCACCGCAAGCTGGTGCTGTTCGCGCAGCAGCTGGAGGGCTACCTCGCCCACTTCCCGAGCTGCCACAAATACACGATCACGCAGAGCATTCGGCAGGCGTTCATTGACGTCTACAACCTGGTGACCGAGGCGCAGAAGCGCTATCACAAGAAAACGACCCTGGCCCAGCTCGACATCCGCCACGAGCAGATGCGCATGCTTGTGCATCTGGCGCACGAGATGGGCTTGTTTAACTGCATGCGCGGCCGGCGCGATCCGGAAGCCCTGGGCGAGCATCGATTCCTGGTGCTCATGAAACACGTGGACGAACTCGGCCGCATGATCGGCGGCTGGGCCAGGGCAGAAATCCACGGGCGCGGCGGCAACACCGTGTCCGCTGGTGCGGAGGTGGCTTGACATGCTCTTCGTTCTATCGGGCGGCAACTGGAACAACGGCGCGAATGCCGGGGTTCGCGCCCGCAATCTGAACAACACGCGCACGAACACGAACAACAACGTGGGGTTCGTCGCCGACTCTTTGCCATGCCGCGTGCCACATGCAGCAAGGGCTGTCCGGCAAAGAGGGAGCCACCTTCGCGGCTGGTGCCGAAATGTTGAGCTTGCGCGCCTTTCCGTAGCGGCCCGGGCCCGTGTTGGCCACACCGCGAGCATCGTCGCCAGGCATTTTTCGGAGACCGCACCATGAGGCGCGCCGGCGATCTGTACGGCGACATCGCCAACACCAGCGCACTGCTGGCTGCCTACGTCCGCGCCAGCGATCGCAAGCGCACGCACCGCGCCTGCTTCAACTTCGCGCGCAACCTGGGCACCAACATCTTTTCGCTGGAGGCCGAGCTGCTCAGCGGCGAGTACTGCCCACGCCCATGCAATCGGTTCTGGGTTACCGAAGGCCGCAAGCCGCGCCTGATCGAGGCGCCCGCGTTTCGCGACCTGGTGGTGCAGCACGCGGTGTACGCCGCCATCGCGCCCATCTTCGACCGCCGCTTTGTCGACACCTCGTTCGCGTGCCGGGTGGGCTACGGCACGCACCGTGCCGGCGACTGGTTGCAGGCGGCCATGCGCCGCGCACCGCGCGACGCCTGGGTGCTGCACATCGATGTGCGCAAGTTCTTCTACTCGATCGACCGGGGCATCCTGCAGTCCTTGCTGGAGCGCGCGATCAAGTGCCGCCGCACGCTCGATCTAGTTGAGCTGCTGGCCTGGCGAGCCGAGCCCACCGGCATCCCGATTGGTAATCTGCTGAGCCAGATCCTGGCCAACGTCTACCTCAACAGCCTGGATCACTTCTGCAAGCGCACCCTCAAGGCCCGCGATTACGGCCGCTACATGGACGACTCGATCATGATCGCGCCCTCGCGCGAGACCGGTCTGCAATGGCTGGCGGCGATCGAGCGGCACCTGGCGCTTTTGCAGCTTGAGATCAGCCACCACAGCCTGCAACCCATCAAGCGTGGCGCCAATTTTGTGGGGTTTCGCACCTGGTCGTCGGCGCGGTTCGTGCGGCCGCGCGTCATCACAGAGCTGCGCCGCGATGCCCGCAAGGGCAGCATCGAGGGCGTTGTCTCGCGCCTGGGCCACGCCCGGCGCACCTGCTCGTTTCGCCCGCTCATGAGCCACCTGCAGGCGGCCCACAGCGATCTTTATGCGGCCCTGCCGCAAGGTTTTCGCGCCGCGCACGCCGGCGCAGGAGGTTGACGATGGAACGAGAGTTTCTGACCGTTGCCGCGCCGATGTCGGCGGCCAACATCATCATTGCGATGGCTGCGGCCCAGGGGCCGGCCACGCTGTCCCATACGGCACTGGCCGATTGCACGCGCGCCGGCGAGCCGTGGCTGCTGATCAGTGGCATGGTGAGCAGCGACTTCGCCGCCGCTCTAGTGTCACCAGAGACCCTGCGCGCTGCCTTGGTGCCGGTCATGTCCCTGAGCGAGGCTGAGGCGGTCGAGCTGTGGGAACAGATCGATGCGTCGAGCGAGGGCGATGCGGCTGTTGCTGATCGGCTCGGGCTGGTGTTGACGCCACCACTGGAGTCCGATGTATGACCGATCTTGCCGGCACCTTCATGACGCCCATCGCTCACGCCGTCCGCCGCGCGCTGATGCCCTCTCGCTGGCAGCTCTACGCCCTGCTCATCGCCGCCGGAGCTGCAGCCATGGGCGGCGCCACCTGGTGGCACGCCGCCCAGGTCCAGCGCGTGAAGGCCGACGCCTACGCCGCCGGCCAGGCCGAGGTTCAGGGCCGATGGAACAAGGCCACCCAGGACGCCAAGGACGGCCAGGAACGGCTCAACGCCGACGCCACGGCCGGCTACGAGACCGGCAAGGCCGAGGCAGAGACCGTCTACGTCTACCGCACGAAGGAGATCACGAAATATGTGCCGCACCCTGACACCCATTGCCCTGCTGATGCTGATTTCGTCCGGCTGTTCAATGACGCCGGTGGCGCCGCCCGCGCAGCCGGTGGTGCCGCGCATCAGTGAGCAACTGCGCCAGCCCTGCGAGCCGCTGCCGCCGCTGACCGTGGAACCTGGCACCCAGGACATGCGGCCCGCGCTGCTGGCTAACCGCGCCGAGGCCGACCGCGTGCACCAGGACTGCACGCTCAAACACCAGGGCGTGATCGAGGCCGTGGGCGCCATGCCGGCCGCGCGCCGCGATGCCCGCCGGCAGGCCCGTGCGACCCGTTCCAAGACCACCACCACCGAGGACTGACCCATGCTCACAAAAACCACCTTTCTCGCCCTGGCCTTTCTCGCCCTGAGCGGCTGCGCCGCATTGGACGCGGCCCACATCGAAGGCCAGAAGCAAGATGCAGCGAAGTACAGCGACTACGCCGATGTCGAGTACCAGAAGCAAGTGGCCGTGCAGGAGTGCTTCAAGAAGGCCGGCTCGGACACGCAGATCGCGTTCTGTGCGATGTTCGGGCAGTCCACAGGCATGGCATCGACCTTCGGCGGCAGGCCTACCGCAACTGCCATTGCGCCGACCACGGGCCAGATGGTCAAGGACACGCTGACCGGTGTGGCGCCCTACGCGGCGGCGGCGGCCATCGTGAAGTCTGCCACCAGCGTGCAGGCGAAGGACCCGATCACGGTCACCCAGCCTGAGCCCGTCATCGTGCGGCCGGAGGTGGTCCACCCCGCCATCGTCCACAGCACTGCCAGCCCCTGATTTGCCGTGTCTCCAGGTTGATCCGACGATCAGCCATTGCCCGCCTGCCCTTCTGGGTAGGCGGGCTTTTTTTTCGTCCATTCGGTCAGCAATCCCTCAATTTCCCCCCTAAAATCCAGAGAACCCAAGCAGTCAAGCGGGGTTCTGGTTCCTGTCGGGGGGACCACCGATGTATTTTGATTTTCTGCGTGAAGTGGAAAAATCAAGTAAATCAAGGGCTGTGGCGGGTATGATCGGCTCAAACTTCCCCGTCCGTGGGAAGTGTTTGGAATCCGAATCCCCCGAAATTCCCCCGCTTCATCCCCCACATGGCAACGCCACAGAAAACTGCGGCCGGCAACTGGCGAGTCCAGATCGAGATCGCCGGTGTCCGTGAGTCTGGCACATTCCCAACGAAGCGCGAAGCGCAGGACTGGGCAGCACGGCGCACCATGGAGCTGCGGGCGATGCGTTCAGGCCGGGCAGGCGAGATCAAAACGCTCGGGCAGGCGCTGGAGCGATACCGGGACGAGGTGTCCCCCTCGAAAAAGACCGAGCGCCTCGATCGAATCGTCATGGGCGGATGGGAGCGTGACCCGGCTTTCCCCTGGCGGGTGAAGCTCGCCGATCTCACGCCATTCATGCTGGTGGCGTGGCGTGATGAGCGGCTGAAGAAGGTTTCACGCGGGACCGTACTGCGGGAGATGACGATTCTGTCCAGTGCGCTCGAGGTAGCTCGGCGCGATTGGGGGTGGCTCCAGTCAAACCCGATGAGAGACGTTCGCAGGCCTGCTCAGCCAGACCACCGGGAGAGGCTTGTCAGCCGGCATGAGGTCAGGGTGATGCTGCGTGTTCTCGGGTGGAGGCACGGCATTGCTGTTCGCTCTGTCTCCCAGGCGGTGGCAGGTGCATTCCTGTTGGCGCTCAAGACTGGCATGCGGGCTGGCGAGCTTTGTGCGCTGAGGTGGACGGACATCCATGACGACTTCGCTCGGCTGCGCACCAGCAAGACCGGCAAGGGCCGCGATGTCCCGCTGACGCCGTCTGCCCTGCGGACCATCAGGGCGATGGAAGGCTGGGACGCCGAATCGCTGTTCGCGCTGAGGCCGCAGACGCTGGACGCCATGTTCCGCAAGTACAGAGACAAGGCCGGACTGGCTGGCTTCACCTTCCACGACACCAGGCACACGGCAGCCACGCGCTTGGCGAGCCGGTTGCACGTCCTGGATCTGTGCAGGATGTTTGGGTGGGGTGACCCGAAGCGAGCCATGACGTACTACAACCCGAGCGCTTCAACGATCGCGGCCCGCCTTCGCGCGTAGGGTGATTCGCTGCGTGTCCCACTCCACCACCTCATCCAGCAGCCATTTGCCATCGACGCCAGGCGTTGGCAGCTCTCCCGCGCGCACGCGAGCGGTCAGGGTCTTTCCGCATATGCCGTAGCGTTCACACATCTGCTGGCGAGAGAGGCGCGTCCCCATCGCCCGCGAAAGCATGCTGATAGCCTCGGCCTGCTTCTGTACCATCTGGCGCAGGAACGCCAGTTCTTGCGCGACCATCTCAAGGCTCATATGGCCAAAACCTCCACATCATGCGGGCGGCGCTTGCCCGCGTAGATTGCCTGAATCCGTTTCTCGGTGCGGCGGTGCGCCGCGATCGCGGTGCGGTGCGGTATCTGCTCCAGGATCTCGGCGTAGCTCTCCAGCACGGCCCGCACGGCCTGGATGCCGGCGCCGTCCAGGCGGATCGGTGCGCCGGTTTCCAGGTGGCGTGCGCCGGCGATGGCCAAGGCTCGCGTTGCGTCGTGCAGCAGGCCAGTCGAGTCTTCGGCCACGCCCATTTCGATCAGCGTCTCCAGCAGGTTGACGGCGTCGCTGACCACGCGCCAGTCGTTGGCCGTGGGCTTGGGCGAGGTCTCGATCGAGGCCAGGCCGGACCACATGCGGGTGAGCTGGGCGGTGCGGTAGGCCTTGGGCATGGGCTCGGTCGCGCTGGCCATGAGCTCGTGCAGGTAGGTGTAGGTGCGCAAGACCTGTGGCCGGCGCTTTGGCTTGAGGCGTGGGCGGGTCATTGAGTTGCCTCCGGCTCCTCTCTGGTGGGGAGCGGCAAGGCCTTCACGTCTGGTCGGCAGACGAACTCAAGCAGCGAGCGGTTGCCGGCGGTGAAGCTTCCCACGTCGTCAAGGTCGATCCAGATGGCGCCTTCCTGGTCGATGCGCATGATCGTGCCGATGGCACCGGCGTGTTCGTGGCCGGAGTCCCTGGCCACCCGCACCCTGTCGCCCTTCATCCACTCCAGGCCAGTGTCTTCCTTGGTGGCCGCTTTGCAGGCGCCGTAGACCTTCCTGCGCTTGTGGATCAGGTCGAGCTCGCCGCGCTGGAATGCGAAGTCGCCCTTGGCGCCATCGATGCGGATCCATACGTCGCCCTCGGGGTCGACATCCTGGACGACGCCGTAGGTCTCGCTGTGACCCGCACTGACACCGGAGCGGACCTGGACGGTGTCGCCCTTGTTGAGCGGCCAGAGGACTTCCAGCTCTTCGGGGTCGAGGACGTATTCCTCGGACAGGCCATCAGGGCGAACCAGCGCCCGGCCGTTGGCGGCATTGAGGCCCAGCACGATGGCCAGCGTGCCCGTGAAGCAGCTCTCATCGACGATGCGCACGCGATCGTTGATGGCCAGATCGATGCCGTGGCAGTCCAGCACTGGCCGGGACTGATCGGGGTGGATGTACGCCAGTAGCTGGCGGTCGCCCTCAGCGGCCGGAGTCGGCCGCTGTTCCAGCTCACCGGCGGAGCCGGCTGGATCTCCGGGGCCGTCGTCGGCCCCGGCTTCGTGGCTCTGCATCGCGGCAGCGATGCCTGTTCTTGCTTCCTCGGCCGAGATCTTCGGCTTCTTCGCAGCCGCGGTCTTGCCCGCGCCCTGGCCCTTGGCCTTGCCTTTCCCCCGCACCCCACCAGCTTGCGCAGCAGAGGGCAGGGGGGAAGAGGGCTCCTGCGCCTGCGCGGTTTCGGCCGCCTTGGCCTTCTTGGCCAGCTCACGCGCGGCGGCGGCGTGCTCTTTCTTGACCTCGTCCTTCACCGCCTCGATGTCGATGTCGTGGGCGTTGGCCAGGATCTTCAGGGCCGCGTTCTGGTCAGCTTCCGAGCGCCACGGCTCGTACTCCACGTCCGCGTTGAGCATGAGAAGAGCCAGCGCACGCTCGGGGTCGCCCACGTCATGCAACCCATGGACCCAGTCCTTCACGGCCTGCACGGGTGCCACCTTGCCCAGATCGAGCAGCTGGCAGAGACGCTTGGCGCGGTCCTGGTTGAGGTTGTTGGCGTAGCGTGTGGCCAGGTAGCGGATGGCCTCGTCGTTGAGGGCCAGCGCGGTCTCGTCCAAGCTGTCTATCTTCTCCCAGGTGCGCTCGAGCACACGCCAGCGCCATTCGCGCTCGAAGCGCTCCTTGGCTTTCCGCTTGGCCTGCTCGGCGGCGGCCTTCTCACTGCGGGCGGCTTCGGCGGCCAGTTTCTCGGCCTGATCGTCCAGACCCTTGGCGGCCAGCAGCTGCTGGGCGGTGGCGTGGTCGATCACGGCCACCAGCTCGCCGTCGCGGTGCGGGTTGGCCACGTAAGTGGGCTGGATGCCCTGTTTCTCCATCTGCTTGCCGATGAGCGAACGCAGCGGCTTGTCGGTCGGGCTGTCTTTCGCGTCATCCAGGCGCAGATAGCCCTCCACTGCGCCGGTCCATGCGCTGGGCATGAGGGCCTTGGCCTCGCGCCCTTCGATGATGGTGGCGCCGCTCTCGCGTTCGGCCTTCAGTGCAGCGTCGGTGTGGGCCTGTTCCTTGAGCTTGAAGCATGCCGGGTCAGTGCACACGTCTGCGCCCTGCACGTCGGCGAACAGATCGGGGTTCGCGCCCGTGCGCTTGGGGCACGCGCGGCAACTGCCCGCCGCCGGCACCAGGTTGGCATCGGTGATCTTGAAGCGCGCATCGCTCAGCCGCAGCATGTACCGGGCGTGCACGATGCGCGCCAGCTCGCGATAGCTGCGCACGTTGCCCTGCCAGTCGGCCGCTTCCTTCAAGGCCTCTGCCTGCAGCTTGGTGTCCGGAATGCGCGCGATCAGCAGGCCGCGCGAGGCGTCCAGCTTGCCCTGCAGCAGGGCCTCGCGCCCTTCGGGGCCCAGGTCCAGCAGCTTCAGGCGGGCGTACACGTAGCTGCGGCTCTTGCCGATCTTCGCTGCCACCTCGTCGGCTGTCATGGGCGGCTCGTGGTGCTCCATCAGCGCCTGGTAGCCCTCGGCTTCTTCGAGCGGCTGCAGGTCATCGCGCTGCAGGTTCTCGATGACCTGGATCTCCAGCGCTTCGGCGTCCGTCAGTGCCCGGATCAGCGCCGGGATGGTGGCGACCTCGGCCAGCACACTGGCGCGCAGGCGGCGCTCGCCGCATACCAGCTCGTAGGCTGGGCGCGGGTCCATGCCCGTGGTGTCTTCCAGGCGCGAGGCCGGCAGCGGGCGCAGCAGCACGGGCTGGTGCACACCGGTGGCGCGGATGCTCTCGGCCAGTTCGGCGAGCTTGGCCTGGTCGAAAGACTTGCGCGGGTTCGTGGTGCTGGCGACGATCTCGGCCAACGCCACGCGGGCGAATGTCTCGGTGCTGATCGTCGTCATGCGAGCCTCCACAAGCGTGCGTGCGCGGCGTCGACCACGCGCACCAGGTAGCGCGGGCCCTTGCCGGCCTTCTTCGTGGCCAGGTTGAGCTTGCTGGCGTGGCCAGCCACGCCGGTGCGCCATTCGATGGGGATGCGCACGCTCGTGTCGGGCTCGGTCAGCCGGTCGAACAGTGCCTGCCATTTGCTGATACGCCCGGCTGGTCCGGCCGGCAGGGGTACGGCGCGCTCGATCTCGATGCCGCTGAAATCGAGCGCGCCCGGGGCCGTGGTCGGCGCCGGCCAGGCTGCGGCTTTCGGTCTGGCTGCTGGCGCCGGTGAGGCTACTTTTTTCCCCGGGCGCGGCAGCGAATAGACCATCGTCAGGTCATCGTTGTGCCCGTAGGCCAGCAGGCCCGCGATCACGCAGGCGCGCAGGCCGATGGTCACCTGGCTGGGCGCCAGGTCCCACTTGCGGCCCGCGTCCTCGCGCGTCAGCTCCTCGTCTGGGTTGGCCTGGAACCATTCCAGCACCCGGGCCGGGAAGGTGTTGGGGCGTGGCTGGTAGGGGGTGGCGGGCTTGTTCATGCTGCACCGCCTTCCTGCTTGTCCAGGCCCAGGTAGGTGCGCCATGGCACCTTCTGCCCGTTGACGTCGAATCCCCAGGTGCCGCGCTTGCGGCCCGTGATGAACAGAGTCCACACGCCACCCCCACTCACGGTGCGGATGCGGTGGTACTGCCCGAACAGCAGTCGGCCGGTGTAGCCGGAGACACGGTGGAAGATCGCTCGGTCAGCGTGGTCGGGCGCTGTGCCGTCGGCCGCGAGGGCTTCGCGCTCCGACAGGGCGCCCCAGGGCCGCTCCTCGGTGTACCAGCCGCGCAGCACGAACGTGCGCGCGTTCCACGGGTGGTCGTGCAGATCGCGGTCCTGGTCGGAGCGGCAGATGTGATGGATGCGCACGCTGGGCAGCCAGGCGATGTACCGGGGTTGATCCTGGTCGCCGTACGGGCTGGGGTAGGCGTTGAACAGCCACCAGCGGCCCATGTAGACCGACTTCCCGTCGGCCGAGGCGATGTGCTGGTAGGGCGTGCGCTGCGCGCGCCGGATCAGCCAGTCGGTGACGGCGGGCGTCGACAGCACCCAGGCCACGAGGTTCCAGAAAGCGGCGATCATGCGACCACCTCCGTCAGGGTCGGCCATTCGAGATAGTGGGTGCCTGGCTGGTGCTGGGCGTCGATGGCTCGCAGGGCCAGGTGCTGCAGCGCCGCCTCGGCGCGCTCGATGAGCGAGCGCAGCTCGTCATCGCTCTCGCGGTCTGCGCTGCCCTCGGCCAGCACATTGCGTAGCGGGCCCAGGCAACGGGCCAGCAGCACCGCCAGCACGTCGCGCTCGGCTGCGGCCGCGTTCGGCAGTTCGGGCGCGTCGCCGGTGACGGTGTCGCCCTCGTGCCGCGCCAGGAGCAGCATGTCCAGGCTGCGCGCCTGGGCCGGCGTGCATGTCTGCCCGATGGCGGGGGTGTAGGTGGTGCGCACGGCCACGCCGCCGGCGGGCGTGTCGGTCAGCACCAGGGTGATCTCGGCCATGGGTGGCTCCTTCTGTGGTGATGGGTGGGTGATCAGTCCTCGTCGCGCTCGCCGGCGGCGGCGCGCTTGAGGTCGATGGATGGCGTAGGCCTGCGCGGGATCTGCAGGCTGGCTGGCCAGGTGGTGGGCTTGCCGCAGGCCTGGCGTGTCTGCGCCGCCTGCCGCGCCCGGGTGCGCGCCGCCACGGCCTCCACCGCCACGCAGCGCGAGCGCCAGGCGTCGGCCATCACGTCCTCGAACGTGGCTGGCCAGCACCGCAGGCTGCGGCGCGTGCGCATGGCCTCCCAGGCGGCGCGCAGCTCGGCTTCGGTGGGTGGGGTGCAGGCCATGGCGCAGATCACGCTGCGGCCCTCGCGGGCGTGGCGGTATCCTGGTGCCAGCTCGCCATGTCCAGGTGCTGCGCGTCGGGGCCGCACGGGCCCGCTGCAGACCTGGCTACGTGGCACGGCACGCTGCTGGCGCGCCGGCTGACGAAGGCTGGACAGCGGCACTGCAGTACAGTCTCGGACGATCGTTCAGACGCGTACACACACAGGGAGCAGGCTCGCAGCAGAGGAACCTGACGCACAGCGACGGGCTCCAGGCCGTGCATGCGCACCACGCGCACGTGGGTCGGGATGTGCGACTGCGGCATCACAGCCTCCCGGTGGCACTCAGCCACATGACGACCAGCCCACCGCCGATCACGCAACCGGTGCAGATGCCGCCCCACCAGCCGGCGAGGAAGGCATCGCGAGGTGCCTCCATGATCTCGGGCAACGGCTCGGGCGCAGGCATGCGCGGTGCACGGGTAAAGGACACGGTCAGCCAGCTCATGGCGCGGTCCTCGCGCTCACACGGGCACCCTCGCCCGCCAGTTCAATGCCGAAGGCCGCGGCATCGCAGGTGCTGGGCCAGATGCCCGTGATGCGGCGCGTGGGCATGCCGCGTTGTGCGATGGTGACGATGATCCTCATCGTGTGCCCCTATCATCTGCAGTGCAGGAGGTTGGAATGTCATCGAGCGATTCATTGGTGCGCTCAGCGGTCAAGGCCGTGGCTGCGGCCGCTGCGGTGGGGGCGGCGGCGTGGTTCTGGACAGAGTTGTCCGGCTGGCTGGTTTCCGCCTGGCAGACGGCCTGGCGGGTGGCCTGGCGGGTGGCCTCCGGGCACTTTTCCCAGTCGATCACCCTCTCGATGTGGCAGCTGTACCTGCTCGCCATCCTGTCGATCGCCAGCGTGAGCAGCTGGCTCTTGCGGCTGATCGCCACCAGGCAGGACAACCACAGGCGGTTCACCCAGGTCAACCTTCTGGGCGCGTTGTGGCGCTGGGAATACGACATGTCAGGCCGCCCCCATGGCTTCAGGGCCTACTGCCCGACGTGCGACATGCGCCTGGTGTACGAGCACGCATGGAAGCCGTTCCCATACGATGAACAGATGGAGACCCGCCTTCATTGCGAGCGATGCAGCACGCAATGGGTGCGGCATGACGGCAAGCTCGACTACCTGAACGAGCGCGTGGCGCGCGAGATTGAGCGCCTTGTCCGCAACGGGCACTGGCGAGACCACGTGCCGCAGCCTGCGCAGAAGGCGCGCAAACAGGACTGAGCGCGGGTTCATCGCGCACCTCCTGCCAGCGCATCCTCCAGCGCCCGGGTGCCGCTCCAGCACAAGAGCAGGTGGCCGCGTTGACGGGCGGTCTCAACCGCCTCCTTGGCTTTTTCGCTCAGGCTGTAGAAGGCCTCCCACAGCGCCTCGGCATTCGCCTTGCCGCTGCGCGCCCGCATGGCAGATTGGCGCAGCGCGTGCAGGCGCGACGCGGACGCATCGGACTGCAGGGCCTGGTAGACGTGGATCAGAGACCCGAGGTGGTTCCAGTAGATGACACCGCGCTCTTGCTGCTCGGCGAGTGGGAAGGGTGGGTGCTGGTGTGCCATGTGGCCCTCCGTGGTGGTGACGGAGTGATTTAACCATAGTTCAAGATGACATGCAACTATGGTTCATCGTGGATATGTTAATGTCTCGTTACAAATGGAAGGGGGAGACGCATGGCGATGACCACATGCAAGGAGTGCGGGGCAGCGATCAGCGACAAGGCGGCCTCCTGCCCGAGTTGCGGGGCCCCGCCCAAGAAACCAACGAGCAGGCTTTCGATAGCCCTCGCTGGCCTGGTCCTCATCTTTGTGCTTCAGGCTATTTTCAGATCCAACAACGCACCATCACCGCCGCCCAAGACTGCTGCCGAACTGGCCGCAGATCGTGAGCTTCAAGAAGCTGTGATGATCTTGCGGGCGGTCAAGGCAAGCATGAAAAACCCCGCATCCTTCGATTTGGTGAATGCCATCAGGCTGGAGGGCGGTATTCTCTGCATCGAATACCGGGCGACGAACTCTTTCAATGCCATCACCACCAGCATGATGGTGGTGAGAGACGGAAAGGCTGACGCCTCGGGCGAATTATGGAATCGGCACTGCGCAAACAAAACGGGGCGTGACATTAGCCACGCCCGTGCGGTCCTGTAGAGGCCGTAGGTCTGCCGCGCGATGGGGCACCGTGGCCCCTGTTCGGCTATCGCTCTTGTGGCCTGCTAGGCGGCCACCGGTATATCTTGGCCGTCGCGCGGTGTGTGTAACTGCGCCACGAAGACCCGCAGTTGAAGAACCGCCGCTCGCCGATCCTCATGGCCAAGCGCGCTGAGTATCCTCCGTCCTTCGGCCATCCATTCATCTTCCGCTAGGTCAGACGTGACAGTGGCGTTGCCTTCTGCCGCCGGCGCGCGCCTTGGCCCTTCACCCTTCGCGAGCCATTTACCCGAGACCTTGAGCAGCTCGCATGCGTCTTCGTGGTTGGGCGCGCTGAACGCCTTCGACTTTCCGTCGAGAACCTTTTTCACGGCTTGATAAGACACCTTGAGGTGATCCGCCAGCACTTGCGTGCTGACGTTCTCTGCCTCCATGGCGCTCTTCAATCTGTCGCTGTAATCAACCATAGTTGATGGTTGCACGTGGCGCAGGAACTATGGTTGCGTTTCTCCATGAACTATGGTTCAATCCGAAGCCATGGATAAGACGAGAGCCATCGAATTGCTTGGCGGGAGCGTGGCCGAGGCTGCGCGCCGCCTTGGTGTGAGCTATCAGGCCGTTGCGAAGTGGCCGGATGTTCTTTCGTCGCGCGTCGCAGACCGCGTGCTGGGGGTCTGTGCACGCTCCCGGCTTCCTGATCTGTCCGCGCCTGAGCTGACCGATGCCCCGACAGAGCAGGGGGTGGGCAATGCCTAGCGCGGCGGGATGGCCCGCCATTCCTCGTCGGGCGCATCGCCGTCGGGGCGCTGTAGCCAGATCAGCTTCAGCCGGCCATGGGTGTCCGGCGTGGCCCACGCGGGCAGCGGCCGCCACCGGGGTGCGCCCTCGGCCTGCATCGCCGGGTCGAAAGCCTTTTCGTTTTGCTGGTGCGCCAGTGCGTACTGCACCAGCTTCTCCGTTGCCTCTTCCACGATCAACTGGTGGTTGCTCGTGTATGCCGCTGCGCGCCCGGTTTGCGGGTCGTACAGCAGCGAGTAGGGGCGTTGTGTCTTTTCCAGGTAGGAGAGCGGTTTCATGAGAGTCTTTCACGTGGTGGGTATGCAGGGCGTCGGGAAGTCCCAGCTCATCCTGGCCTTGGCGCAGTACTTCGAGGCGAAGGGTTGCCGGTGCGCAGGGCAGGACCCCGACATTTTCTACAGCCTGGAGCAGGCCAGGGAAACCGCGCCGGGCGCCGACATGTACTTCATCGAGCACCAGTCGATGAAGACCGTGAAGGCCGGCCCTGGCGATGTGGTCATCCGGATGGATCGGGTGACCGATGCCCCGACAGAGCAGGGGCTTCCTGATCTGTCCGCGCCCGAGCTGACCCGGCCTGCAACCAACCCTACCCCCGAGAAACTGGAGGCGTGACATGGACATGAATGAATTTGCAGCCCGCGCTGCCCTGCTATGGGTGCAGCAATTCGCAAGTGGATCGCCCGACCCAGCTGTGTTTGGCGCCAAGGCCGGTCTGGCGTACAGGGCCGCCCTGGCGGCGGCTCGGGGTGGCGTCAGTACGTCGGCTGCTCCACGAGAAGCCGAATCAGCTCTTTCCGAAATGCCGCAATCCCTTGCGCTGCATACAGGGCCGTCTCGTCGTTTTGCAGAGGAGCGCTCCCCAGAAGGCTCTGCTGGTTCTGAAGGATGAGCTTGATGTATTCGTCGGCAATCCGTGCTGCGTTGCTTTCCGTCATGGCTGGGCTCCTTCAAAAGGATGGTTGGTGGAACTTCCATTCTACGAAGGCAGCCCGGCCGCCCGTGCCAACAGACCAGGGGGTGGGCAATGCCTAGCGCGGCGGGATGGCCCGCCATTCCTCGTCGGGCGCATCGCCGTCGGGGCGCTGTAGCCAGATCAGCTTCAGCCGGCCA